GGTGGGCGGCACAGGGATTGAACCTGTGACCCCTGCCGTGTGAAGGCAAGGGTATACCCTTCATACCGTTTCCGCACCCCATACGATTCCTTATAAATCAATATCTTTCTCGCTTGACGTTTCCGCGTGTTTCCCCTAATTTGATTCCAAGTGATTGCTGGGTGATTGCTAGGATTTGATTGCTGAGGGTAACAAAACCCTAAAAACGGAGACGGCCATGCAGGGGAAAATTTCCAAGCGGTTGGTGGATTCTTTGGCACCAAGTTCAACCGAATTGTTTGTGTGGGACACCGATGTGAAGGGGTTTGGCTTAAAGCTGACACCGACGGGAAAACGTGTCTACCTGCTCCAGTATCGATCAAGCGGACGGCTACGCAGATACACCATAGGCACTCACGGTTCGCCTTGGACGCCAGAGGCCGCGCGGCAGGAGGCTGGACGGTTGTTAGGTTTGATTGCTATGGGGAAAGACCCCTCCGAACAAAAGGCACAAGCCAAGGCAATGCCCACCATGGCGGAACTGTGCGACATATACCTAGCCGAAGGGACAGCGGCCAAGAAGGCATCTACCCTGGCGATTGATCGGGGAAGGATAACAAGGCACATTGTTCCTCTTCTTGGACGTAAGCGTGTGGATCAAATCACCCGTGCCGACATCCAACGATTCATGATAGCCGTAGCTGAGGGGAAGACGGCTACCGACGAAAAAACCGGACCAAAGGGACGCGCCATCGTAACCGGGGGTAAAGGCACTGCTACCCGGTGCATGGGATTCCTTGGGGGGATACTCGCCTTTGCCGTGGAGCGTGGCTATCGGACGGATAATCCGGTGCATGGTGTAAAAAAGTATCCTGAGCAACGGCGGGAACGCTTCTTGACTGCCGATGAACTGACTAGACTTGGGGAAGCCTTGCAACAATCCGAACAGGAGGGGGTAAACCCATTCGCCGTCAACGCTTTACGCTTGCTCCTCTTGTCAGGCATGAGGCGGGGGGAGGTGTTGACGCTGCAATGGTCACATGTGGACTTTGAGCAAGGGTGCTTGCGTTTGCCCGACTCCAAGACCGGAGCCAAGATCGTCCACATTGGAGCCGCCGCATTTGAGTTACTGGCAAGACTGCCACGAATTGAGGGAAACCCTTATTGTTTCCCTGGTGCTGTTGAAGGTCAATCCCTGGTAGGGCTTCCAAAAATCTGGCGCAAGATTCGGGACCGGGCTGGGTTGCCTGACGTTCGTATCCACGACACCCGCCACGGGTTTGCATCCATAGGCGTTATCTCCGGCATGGGTTTGCCCGTTGTAGGGGCGTTGTTGGGCCACAAGACCCCCTCCGTGACCGCACGCTATGCCCACTTGAGTGCTGACCCCCTCAAGCTTGCTGCCGACCGTATATCAGGCCAAATCGCCGCCGCACTTAATGGCACCCCAAAGGCTGAGGTGGTACAGTTGCCAAAAATTCACGCCAACCAAGGAGGCTGAACCATGCTGGCTATCGAACTTTCTGCCGATGTGGAAGAGATGTTCCGAACAGTTTCCCAAAAGACAGGCCGTCCCTTGGATGAGTTGGTGCAAGAAGCGTTAGATCGCTTCCTAGAGGAGTGGGAGGACCAACGAGATGCGGTTGAAGCCCAACAACTTTACCGAGAATTTAAAGAAGATGGCGAACAGGGAATTCCATGGAAAGATGTGAAATCCAGCATGGACTTGAAGCATGGCCTATAAGGTTTTCATCCCTGGTCGAGTACAGAAGCAGATTGACAAACTTCCTCGAAATGTTTGGTTACGGGTTCGGTCTGTCATCGATCAACTTGAGGATAACCCTCGATCAAATCGAGCCAAGAAGCTGTCAGGACTGCCCGACACTTGGCGCATTCGCGCTGGGGATTATCGGATTCTCTACTCCATTGAGGATGATAAATTGATCGTCCTTGTCATCAAAATCGGTCATCGGCGCGAAATCTACCGATAACCAACCGAACACCCGGTCTAGGCTGATCACCAAAAAGGTGCCTCCTTCACCACCCTGGCCGGGTTTACTCCGAGAAGGAACACCCCTTGAAGGAGTCGCATGCAATGGCTGAATTAGGAGATGATTCCGTTCCTACTGAAGGTCCATCGTTTGAACAAATTGCGAATTTCATGTCACTTATAAACCCCAAAAGACCAAGACTCGAAGATTTTTATATTCCAACGGGATATATCACATTTACTCAAGCTATATCTTTTCTTGCGGAACAGAGGATCGAGAATGAAGAGTTATTTCTACGGGATGCATGCTTTAAAGAAGAGGTAATAACATGGACAATAGACACGTTAGGAACAATGCAGCAAATGCCAAGTAGTTTTTATGGTCATCACCGAGTTTTCGAGGAAATAAAATCTAAAGGAATGATGAAATGGGATAGACAATTTTTTGCTTCAAAAAAAGATATTAGCGCAGAAGATCTAAAGTGTGATGATTTGCAATATAAACTCATACTATTTAAAAAAGAAGAATTATTAAAAATGATCAATCAGGATAAATCTCGGTCCACTAAGATGTCGATAATAGAAATGCAATCTGAACTTCCTATAGCCTATGAAGATTCTTTTGAAAAAAAGAGCAGGAACAATAAACGTGATACTCAGAAACGTAACGAGAACTGGACCGCCAGAGGAAAAACGATTCAGGAAGGGAACCGATCTCTTACGATCAGCAAAATTGCCATAATAATCTCCAAAGAACATTATACGTCCACGGGTAAGAAATTCGAATCCGCTACAATTGAAAGGCTGTCACTGCGCGGCCTGAAAAAAGCCACATTTATAAAAAACGGATAAAAAACGGATAACATTTTTCCCATCCGTTTTCCTATCCGCACGTAACACCTTGATATAATTATTATTTTATTCTAAAAAACCGGATAGTTTTTTATTTGTATCCGTTTTTTATCCGAACGACCATGACTCCCACGTTGTACGACGGTTCCGCCGGGTTGACTGATCATCTTCCCGGCATTGCAACTTGTTGGGAGTCATTACATGTCGAAACCAGAAACATCCCCCAGTTATTTGCGCTCTGCCGATGCCGCAAAATTTCTATCTATCGGATGCAGTACCCTAGAAAAATTGCGCTGTGTAGGTGGTGGGCCACGATTCAGCAAATTGGGTCGTGTCGTCGTTTATTCAATCCCCGATCTTCAAGCATGGGCCGAATCACGCGCCGTCAATTCAACTTCTGAAGCCGATCAATTGTCCAATCGGATTGGATAAGGGGACGGAAAATGACCACAAAAAAAAGCCCATGCTTGAACACGGGCAATTCAAAGAATCCTGACCAACATTTTACCAATTCTGACCGTCCAGGGAAAGGGTTCAATAAAGAAGAAATCCGGCAATCAGCAAAAGGACGGTGGAAAGAAATTCTCTCATCATTTGGAATAGACTGTTCCTTCCTGGATGGGAAACACCACCCTTGCCCATCTTGCGGCGGAAAAGATCGATTCCGATTCGACGATAAAGATGGAAATGGAACCTATATTTGCAATGAATGCGGAGCCGGTAATGGGTTTTCCATGGTCGGAAAGTTGCTGAATCTTGATTCCGTAAAAGATTTCCCTGTCATTTTGAAAGCCATTGCCGAGAAGCTTGGGATTCAGAACATGCCCGTAGCCAACAGCATCCAAGCCCACCCTCCCATCCAGGGGAAGATTGAACAAGCCGTTCCTACCGCCAATGCCACCCAAAAGGCGCAGCAAGTTTGGGACAAATCAACGCCAGTAGGCAATGATCATCCTTACTTGGCCGGAAAAGGCGTTGGGGCCGTTGCTACCATTCGGGAAATTGACCTTGGCAAACTGATAAGCGTTCTGAGTTACCCTCCCAAGGGCAAAGACGGGCCGCTCCAAGGAGAGCGAATCCTAATCATCCCAATCAAGGTGGATGACAAGGTGTCAACGATTGAGATGATTGACGGAGGTGGACGTAAAACCGCACTTGCCGGGGGGAAAAAGGCTGGTGGGTATTGGGCTACAGGAAACCTTCCAGAAGGGGATGGGATGGATCTTGTCTTCCTGGTAGGGGAAGGTGTTGCCACGGTTCTGATTGGAGCCATGGCGGTTCCTGAAGCTATTGGCGTGGCTGCATTGATGAACTCCAATCTCCCGGCGGTTGCCAGAATTTTGCGGGATCGATACCCAACGGCGCGAATCACCATCTTGGCCGACGTTCAAAAGAGCGATGGCGCACCGGATAAATATGCGGTTGAGGCAGCAAAGGCGGTTGGTGGACTGCTGGCAATCCCTTACTTTGGACCAAACCGCCAGGAGAAAGAAACCGATTTTAATGACCTTTGCCGGGTTTCTGGGTTGGACGTGGTACGTCAAACCATCAGGGCAGCGCAGGATATGGGCAAGGCTGCCAGAGAACAAGACCTAAGGCCAGGGCCGCTCTTTGGGCCAAGACCAGGGAACGATGATCCAAGCCAAGGAATAACCAACCGCCGAGGTTTTTTCCTGACACCCGTTAACGACCTTTTGGAGGAGCCGACCACTACCCGGTGGTTGATCCCGAAAATTTTGCCAACCAATTGCCTTGCGATGTTGGTTGGTGATCCGGCGGCAGGGAAAAGTTTTCTGGCCTTGGATTGGTCTGTCAGGATCGCGTCAGTGGTTCCCCAGACGGTTTTTTCAGTCTCCGGGCCAGTCGTTTACATCGCTGGAGAGGGGCAACACGGGATCAAAAAACGCTTGAAAGGGTGGTTTCTCCATCACGACGTTTCGTCAGAAAACGTGCCATTATTTGTCTCGTCTACGGGAACTTCGCTCGATACTGGGGAAGGGTTGGCAGACGTAGAATTGGCTCTCGACGAGGTAGCGGAAGACTTTGGCAAGCCAAAGTTGATCATTATCGATACCTTGCACCGAAACATGCAGGGCGACGAAAATTCCAGCCAGGACGTTGGGCTGGTCATTAAAGCCGCCGACCAACTTCGCGTGCGTTACGAAGCGGCTGTTCTTGTCGTTCATCACTCAGGCCATATGGACAAATCGCGTGGCCGTGGATCGTCGTCACTTCGGGCCGCTGTGGACGTGGAATTATTGCTTTCCGTAAAAGGGAATGTCCGAACCTTGAGATGCTCAAAGATGAAAGACTCTGAGCCGTTTCAACCTTGCGACTACGAATTGAAGTCGGTGATCCTTCCTTGGCTTAACGAAGAGGGGAAGCCAGAGACATCCGCAATAATTTTACCAACCAATACAACGCCAAAGACTGGGGCGAAGGAAGAGACCCCCAAAACAAAAAAGCAGAGTGCTGCGGAAACACTTGGACTTTCGACACTGAAAGACGCCATGGGCGATACCGCAACCGTGCCGCTGGAAGACTGGCGCGAATGTTTTTATCGAAAGCATCACGGCGATTCCACGGAAGCCAAACGGCAAGCCTTCCTGAGAGTCAGGGAAAATCTGACAAGTAAAGAATTAATTACTGTTGAGAATAATCTGTATTCATTGGCAGAATCAAAATTAGACAGCGTGACAGGCGTGACATCCGTGACAAATGTCACGCCTTTGTCTGGCTTGTCTGGCCGTGACAAGCGTGACACCCCAGACAAAATCCTTAAGGATTGTCTGGTGTCACGTCACGGTATCACGCTCGGAGCGGCAAGCCGTGAACTCGAAAGCGATAAGGATAATAGTTTTAAGAATGGAGTGAACCAAATTCCCGACTATGAAAAGTTTTGATCATGGGTGCAAATGAGATTTTGAAGGCACTGAATGACTCTGGCTTGATCCTTTCCCTGGTAGGCGAATCTATTCGCGTCGCTCCACCCCAAAAACTCACTGATGAATTCCGCGCAATGATCCGGGAACATAAGGCTGCGTTGGTTGCGTTGTTGCGGAAACCGAACGATCCACCACCGACTACGGCGCATGAATTTTTCTCAGTCTACGGTGTTTGGCCATGGGTTCCAAAATGGCAGGAGTCCCACCCTGGGCGGGTATCCCTGGTGCCGGAAATTGTTGATGGGATGTTTTTTCATTGGTGTCCAGAATGTGGCCGATGGGCAGCAAGCGGGGATGTGTTCAATCCAGCAAAGGGAAAACTTGGTTATTGGTGGTGTGCCAGACATGACCCAACCCAGGCACAGAATGGCCACTCTGGAGCGTTCCACCTTGGCAGGAATAGCGTGATGGTCTAACACCGATAAAACGCCTTAAATCGGCCTCAAAATCAAACATAGCATGAAGACGTGTAAATATCCGTAAAATATGATAAAAATTTGATAGGAATGAGACATGAATCAGATTAGTTTTCACCGATGGAAGAAGTCCAAACAGACACGAGCAATGTCCAAGATAAATTCAGATGAGATTAAAGCCGAACGTGGACATGCCTGGATTGGGATTCAAGAGTACGAACGATGCGCACCCAGAGGGGATTCGGACTTATGGAGTTCAATTTGTCCAGACTGTGGGAGATCCTTTAAATTCCTTCATCGCACCGGATGGTTTCCAAAGTCTCCACCACGCCGTTGCCGCCTACACGAAATCCCTGGTAAGCCGGTTATTTTTGCGCCGGAAGACGACGAAGAAGATATTGTCCTAACTTTTGCCGAATACATTTCTCAAGACAGGAAACCAAAATTCGTTAAATCGATTGAGTATCGGTAAAGTGCATGAAATAATTGTGTAATTGTGGTATGATTGCAAGCGGTAATCCTTTCAGGATGGAGCGTGGCAATGGAACAGATTTTTGATTCGTGCGATCTAAAAAAAGGTAGGCGTGGTGGGGCGCGTACTGGGGCTGGTCAACCATCCTTTGAGCCTTACCCGGAAGAGCGGGCATTGGTTGAGCAACTTTCTGGACGGGGAGTTCCAATCAAGAGCATTTCCACGATGATTAGGGATGGGATTAGCGATAACACCTTGTCCAAGCATTTTGCGCGTGAACTGGCGGTAGGCAAAGCCAAAGCTTGCGCCGAAGTGGCTGGAAAGCTTTTTGAAATGGCAATTGGGGGAAATGTGACCGCTTGCATTTTTTGGTGCAAAACCCAGATGGGTTGGCGCGAACCGCCACAACAGGTTGAAGTTTCCAACCATGCCGAAAGGTTCCTGGCCGATGTTGCAGCAATGGAACAAAACCTGATGGGGGACGATGAGTGATAACGACAGCTTGCTTGTGCTTTTGGTTGATGACTGGGGATGGTAACGCCGATATGGTTTGCCAATCACCCTTGGATAGTGTTCAGGGTTCAGTGTGCATGGTCCCTGATCCCATCAAGGTGGATCTGGTAAACATTTAAAGGCCGATCCACTGGCATGGACAAGGCGACGCACGGGATGGGAACCACATGTTTGGTTCCCATCATTTTTTTCTGGTGGTGCTATTAGGGTATGGCCGTCAATGAGGGTGTGGAACCTGGGGGCTTTTCCCTTGGTGGGATTCTCCACCGGGTGCTGATTGGCCATGCATATTTTTGAACGACGCCACCAGTGTTCCATTATGATTTTGTGTTCATATAACATATTGAAAAACTTTCGAAATATTGCAAACAGCACCGGATATAGAATCCGGGTGTCATAATTTTGACGAGTAAGTTTTTGGAGAACCAATAATGGTTGCTGGCTGATGAGGATGATG